CGCACCCAGCACCAGCCCGTTGCCCAGGTTCGGCCCCGGCGGCGTGCCCGCACCCGGCGCAGAGCCTCCGCTGGACAAGTAAAGCGGCTCCAGGGTCCAGGTGGATGGATCGGTCCCTTGCACGCTGGCGCGCACCGACACCGTGTCGGCCGTGAGCCCGATCACTTCGATCAACATCGCGATCCACGTCGTCACGCCGGTGCGCGCATGCACGCCCGGAATGGACGGATACACGACTGTCGCGCCCACCGGCGTGAACGTCAGACCGATGCGTTCATCGTTGCGCAGCTCCACCCCCCAGTGGCCGTACGCGGCCGTGTTGCGCCCGAACGACCAGATCGTCTCCGCGCCGGTACCGGTGAGGTCTGCGCTACCGCCCATGCGCAGCCAAAAGCCGCTCAGGATCTGCTGGCCGACGATGTTGTCCAGGCGCAGGATGCTTTGCGCGGCAGCGGTGGGCGTGACGGCGGCCAGCCGCGTGTCGGGCACCGCGCTGCCGGTGAACCCGCCCCACTGGCTCCAGATGTTGGTGGTGGTGCCGCCGCAGACGAGATCGTCGCCGAAGCCGAGCGCGTCGCGCACGACAGTTCCGCTACCCTCGTGTAGCGGATACCACATCGAAGGGTGGTCCACCGCCAGCGCCTGCGGCGGCGTGTAGGCGTGCGCCGGCTGGTTGAGCATGAGGGCCATCGCTTCAGCCTCCCCGCCGCTTGCCGACCACGCTGACATCGCAGTAGCGCCCCGATCCGCGTGGCGGCGCGAATCGGATGTAGACCATCTGGCAGTCGTCGGCGGCGTCGCAGACCCACTTCGCCAGCTCGCCCGCCACCACGGTGCCGTTGGCGTCCAGGACCTGCTCGCTGCCGGTGCTCAGACCCACATGCACCTGCGTGATGAGGGCTGCGCCCACCGAGACCGCGATCACCTCGCCGACGGTGGAATTGCCGTCGATGGTGGTGTCGAAGGTGTTCGCCCCGCCGCTGGTGATGCGCTGGCCGGCAATCGTGTCGGTGGGCGCCTGCACGGTGGCGCGCAGCACGGGCAGCTTGTTGCCGCTGCCTGCGTCCAAAGTGAAGCTCATGGCCGTGCTGTCGAACGAGCGCACGAGGGCCACGTCGGTGCCGGAACCGTCGAGCAAGGCGTCGATGCGGCCAATCTGGGCCGCGGAGAGTGCCGGCTCGTCCTGATCCGTGACCGGGTTGCGGTAGCCGATGATGTGGCCGCCAGCGTCGAAGATGTACCGAACCTGGTTACCGATCGTGCCGTCGACGCCCATTCACGTTCTCCAGAAAGCAGGGCCGCACGAAGCGGCCACCGCAGGTTGACCGGCGCCCGCAGGCGGTGTCAGACCGGGCCTTGTGCGCCGTCGAGCTTCGCCTTCGACGCAGCGCGCGCCGCGACGGTCTTGGTGTCGCTCGCGCCAGCGACCTCCTTGGCCTTGATCTCGGCGAGAGAGCGCTTGGCCTCGGCGGGCGGCTGCGCCCACTTCGGCACCCTGACCTTGACCATCAGCGGCTCGCCCTTGTCGTCGAGCTTCAGCTTGCCCGTCGTGGTGTCGCGGGCCTGGACCTTGGCGTTCTCGTCGAACTGAAACCGGTCCCCTGGACGCAGGCGCCGGCCAGCATGGAACCCCGGACGGATGGCGACCAGTTCCATGATCAGTTCACCGCGTCGGCGTACGCCGCCCAGGCCGACACGTCGTTGGTCAGGAAGGCGTTGATTTTGCCTGCCGTCACGGTCGTGGCGCCGATGATGCACAGGATGCCGAGATAGCGCTCGTAGACCCCGCGCGGCACCTTGACGCACGCGATCAACCCGCCCGCGTTGAGCTTGCTGTCGTTCGCGGCGGCATCGTCCGTCACCAGCGTCCCCGTATCGAAGTGCACCGATGCCGAGCCGTCCGTGGCGATGGCAGCCTGCGCATCGCTGGCGAGCTGAAACCGGATCGTGCCGGCGGAACCGCCCGTAATGATTTCCGTGTCGGTCTGGATCACCAGCCACAAATCGGAACTCAGGCCGACATCGTTGGGTTGCGCCGACGTGCCGGCGATTCGGGTGTCGATCACGTCGCCAATCAATGCGGTGCCTGCGACTGCAGCCACCGAAACGGCGTCGGCGAACTCGCTTCGTTCGTCCAAGATCATGATGTGCTCCTGTTCCTGCCGGCGATCAGATGCCGGTTTCGGTGTTGGTCAGCGCGTCGACCCGACGGATCGGCACACCGTCGAAGGTCATCACGCGCTTGCCGGCGATCTCGTCCATCGACAGCGTGCTGTTCTTGACCTTGTTGACCATCTGTCGGCGCAGCATCGAGCGCAGCGTGCGGTTCATGTAGAACGCGGGCCGACCGGCCGAAAGCGACGGCGGCAGCTCCAGCGCCTGCGTCATCAGGTCCACGAGGTCGGGACCGGACAATGCGTCCTTGACCAGATTTTCCTGGTCTACCTGGATGCGGACCACGTACCGCCAATCGGCGACGACGAGACCCGCATCCCAGCGGTAGTGGGACCGGTAGGCCTCCATCCGCCCGCCTGCGCCGTCCACGTTCTCGATGGTTACCTGGCCCTTGTCCTCGTGGCGCAGCCCGGCCTGCGAGCCCTTCGGGTAGATGCCGAAGACAGTGTTGTCGCCCCACACGACAAGCCAGACCGAGGCGTTATCCGATCCGTCGGGCGTCGCCGCATCGGTCAGGATGTTCTCGCCATTGAGCGCCGACTGATCGTTGAAGCGCGGCGCAAAGCCCGTGATCTCCTCCGGCGACGTGGCCTCGTTCGCGTAGAACAGCGAAGCGGCCAGCTCCTGGCTCATGCCCTCGATGTGCGCGCGATCTTCGCTCAGGCGGAACGCCTCGGTGTTGCCGTTCAGGTCCGCGAGCGCCTTGTCCACCTCGGCGTACGCTTCGAGCATGCCGCACGTGTCGGTGACGGCGCGGTTCTCGGCCTTGGTCGGCTGCACGCCGCCGTAGAGCTTGCGCCAGGTCGGGGTCGGCAGGCCTGCGCGGACGTTCGACTTGTGGCCGGTCAGCAGGTTGCCTTCCTTCCACGCCATGTCGTCGAGGATCTCGTTGTTCTGCGAGAGCATCTCGATGATGCGCGCCACCTTGTTGTCCGGGCCCAGCGCGTTCTTGAAGTCCAGCAGCGTGGGGTGCGCGACGGCCAGCGTCACGGCCAGCAGCATGTCGCTGCCGGACATGAACTGCAGCGGTGCCGGCAGCAGTTGCGGCGCCACGGCGCCGAGCACGGCGAACGGCGCAAACAGTACGCCCAGCACGACAAGCGCGGCAAAGGTCAGGGTCTTCTGGTTCATGGCTTCCTCTTTGAGGGTCACTTCAGCTCGGGGGATTTGTCGTAGAACTTGGACGCAGACGGCTTCTGGCCGCCCTGCACGAACGTGTCCTGGCCGATGGCCTTGCCCACCCGGTGCAAAAAGCGCACCACCTCCGGGTGGTTGCCCATGCCGCTGGAGTCCAGCAGCGCAGACAGCTTGCCGTCGGGATCGAACTGCGTGAGCGCGCCCTTGGCCACGCCAATGCTTTCGTCGAACTTCGCGCCGCCGAGCGTGGTGTCGGCCTTGATCTCGTCGACCCAGCCGCTGGCCTGCGTTGCCCGCTGCTCGACGATGCGGTCCACGTAGGCTTGCGCGGCGTCCTGCGTCAGGCCCATCGCACGTGCGGTGGCCTCGATCGCGGATTGGTCGGCGGCGCTCAGGTCTGCGCCGCCAGCCTTGAATGCGGTGTACGCCACAGGCGCGGCTGGGGCGGCTGGCGCGGCAGCGGCAGCGGCAGCGGCGGGGGCCGCAACCGGTGCAGCAGCGGCCTGCGGCGCAGGCGCCGGAGCTGCAGCAGGCGCCGCGATGGCGGGCGCTGCTGCGGCAGGCGCCGGGGCTGCAGCAGGCGCCGGTGTCGGGGCCGGTGATCCGGTATCATCATCCATCCATCCGCTCCTTGAGCATCACGAAAAACATCTGCGGCGAGTGCGCCATGACCAGCGTCATCAGCCGGTTGCCCTCGTTGCGCCGGCCTTCGCTGAAGGCCATCACGGCGTGATTCGCGTCGAAGGTGGACCTGAACACACCCGTTGCTTCAAGCACCCGGCTGACGAAGCGCCTGCCGCGCGCGTCGTCCATGAGCCAGCGAATGTCTTCCGCTTCTTCGGCCTTGAGCTTTTGGATGCGCTCTTCGCGCTCCAGGTCCTCGTCGCTCGGGTCGTGGAATTCATCGCCGTCCGTCATTGGGGCCAGACTGTGGGACTGGCTTGGCGAGGCATGCGCACGCCTGGCGCCCGGCAGAGTCCGTCACGACATGGCCGCGAGCAAGCTGCCGCCGTCTGCCGGTGTGGCGCCGAGTTTGTGCGCGGTGTCGGCGGCCTGGTTCGCCATGGCGGACTGTTGCAGCGCGGCCTGCTGCTGCGCGCGCGACTCGCGCACGAACGCGAGCTTGTCGCCCGTCACCAGCAGTTCGGGCGGCAGGCCCACGCGGTCGGCATACCAGTCGGCCCAGGTGTCGCTGTCGAGCTTGTCCAGCACGTCGGCCTTGCCGCTGGCCGCCACGACGCCCAGCGTCTGCACGAATCGGTCTGCAACGCCCGCCTCGGCCGCGCGTTGCGCGCGCGCGAGAACGCTGACGTACTCAACCTGCAGCGGCTGGCCCTGCATTTCCGGCGGCGGCGGCGGCACGATGCCCGCCTGCACCATCGTCGCGAAGGTGTTCTCGATCAGCGGGCCCAGCTCTTCGGCGTGCTGGCGCTCGACCACCGGCCCGAGCAAGACCATCTTTTCCTGCCGGCGCTCCAGTACCTCGGTGGCGGTGCGCTGGCCCTGCGGCCCCAGCCCGTCGAACATGCGGAACAGGTCGACGTGGAACGCCTGCTCGATACTGCGGCGCACGTCCTGAATGTCCGCGCTCAGGTGCGACAGGTCCAGGCGCACGTCGAACAGCGCGCTGACGCCGCTGGCCTGCCCCGGACCCTCGACGTAGGTCACGCCGCCGGGCAGCACGTCGACCAGCCCGTTTTTCAGGCTGCCGCTGACTTGCAGCGGCGGACGGGTCATGTAATCGATGCCTTGCGCCTTGCGCAGCTGCTGCAGTTGCAGCTGTTTGACGTCGCCCAGCGCAGCCATGCCGGGGCTGGATCCGTAGATGTCCTCGGCGTCCACCTCCCAGCGGCTGACCAGCCCCGGAAAATGGTTGAATCCGCTCTCGCGCAACAGCTTGCCGTTGTCGCCGCCGGCCTCGAAATAGACCGACCGCCAGGCCATGTGCTGCGCGTCGCGCCGGCGCAGATCGCGGTCGGCGCGCGGCTCGATGGCGTGGATCACCGTCACCCAGGCGTCGAGCTGGCCGCGGTCGAACATGCCGCGCACCGTGTCGGACACCGCCTCGCGGCCGAATTCGCGCACCAGCTGGCCCACCGTCTTGTCGAATTCACGGTAGATGGTGTCCACCTCGCCGCGCCAGTTCGTGGCGACCGCGTACCCCCCGGCGGCCAGCGGGTGCATGTGTATGACGGTCTTGAAGTCCGGCACCATCACTTTTGCACTGGTGCCGAAGACTCCGTTTTGCCGGTAGCCCGAATGCAGTGCGCGGTAGGTGTTGCTGGCGCTGAAGATCCTCCGCATCAGCTGCGTGACCCCGCTTGCCCACAGCTTGACGGCGTGGCTCTTGGCCATGTCCCGGTCGGCCGTCGTGACCTCGAACCAGGGCTGGCTCTCGCTGGTCATGCCGCTTTGCATGCCCGCGGCCAGCGTGTTGACCGCGCGCGTGGCGACACCGTCGATGATCTGCTGATGCCGCCGCGTGCCGCGATTGCGGTCGCTGGCGTAGAACCGGGCGCCGCGCGGCAGCAGAAAATCCGCCAGCTCACGGTAGTGGCCGATCCAGCTGGAGCGCTCGCTCTGCAGCTCGGTCCAGCGCTGCTGGCTTTCCTTGCGGATCTGGCCGACCCGATCCACCTCAGCCCCCGCCGCCCAGCAGCGACGGCCGGCCCAGCGTGAGCAGGTTCGGGTCGATGCCGCCAGGCCCGGTCAGGCTGGCGCCGCCGCCGGCTGCCGCCTGCTGGTTGGCCGACAGCAACGCCCCCACGTTGGGCGCCCGCGCATTGACCGCGTTCGTTTCGCGCGTCTGCTGCGCCGCGGCTTTCGTGGCGTCCTGCTTGGCCTGCTCGCCGGCCTTGCGCTGGGCGCTGCGCTGCTGCTCGCCTTGGTAGACGCTGGTCGCAGTACCGGCAAGCGCCGCGGCGGCCAGGAGCGTGAAGGGGTCCATTCCCATTGCAGTGTTGCCCTCAGAGATCTTTGGTCACCACGACATCGGCCGCCGTGTAGCCGGGCCGCGCCAGCAACATCTCGGCCAGCGGCGTGCCGGCGCGGGTGTGCCAGCACATCAGCGTGGCGCCGCGTGCTTTGGCGGCCTGCTCGGTGCGCGCGATCAGCCGCGCGCCAATCGAGGTGCCGCGCAGGCGCCTGGCGACGAAAAGCGCATCGCTGGAGCACATCACGACGTCGGTGTTGAAATGGTGCGGAACCAGGAACGCCGTGCTGTAGCCGACAACCTCGCCCTCATCGTCGAAGGCGCCCAGCGCGATCAGGATGTCCGCGTCCTCGGCGCTGCGGTACGTCTGTCCAGACAGCCGCAGCGGGAACGCGAAACCGGTTTCGGCCCAGTTTTCGCGCGCCAGTGCGGTGATCTGCGGCAGGTAGTCGCCGACTGTGACGGGCTCGATGCGCATGGCGCCGATGGTCCCCTGCCCGCGTGGTGGCATGCGCACCGTGGCAGCGCGCCACCATCCACAGCCCACGGCCTAGCCCAGCGCAGCGAATGGGTCGTACTCGCGCGGACGCTGCGCCGCGCCGATGGCCTGCAGCATCTCGCGGGCGGCCGGCGCCGCGACCGGCTGCGCGAACGTCAGCGCCAGCGCGTCGGCACGGTCCAGGCTGCGGCCGATGCGCGCCTTAACTTGCGCCTTGTCCTCCAGGATCAGTTGGTCGCCCTTGAATGCGTAGGTCGGCGCGGTGAGCTCTGCCACCAGCTCTGGCGACGGGAACAGCGCGCCGCCCTCTTTGATCCACCGCACCGCCTCGAACCACATCTCGGCGCGCTTGTTGAAATACCGCGGGTCGTTCGGTTTGCCGGCGAAATGCACGCCGACCGGGCTGTAGTTCAGCGCGCGCAGCTGATCCACCCAGCCACTGCCAAAACCGCCGGTGCCGTCCACGAAACACGCGTCGGCCCGCCAGTCGGCCCACTTGCGCGCCACGACGCCAGCGCCCTGGATCGAATCGAAATTCCGCATGACCTGCGGCTCGAATGCCACGACGCCTTGCCGCGAAATCATCACGCTGGGGTCGTCGCCCTCGCGGCCCACGTCCACGCCCAGGATCTTGGCCGATTGCGCGTAGCGGTCCTCGCGGTAGCGCCGCTGCATCGCCTCGTTGACCTCGTCCGGGCCAATCAGGCTGTTGAGGCTGGACGGTGGGAATCGCCCGAAAACGTTGACGAGCACCCACGGGTTGTCGCGACCATGAATCTGGATCTGGTCGCGCGCCCACTGCACCGACACGCGCGGCGTGCGCTTGGGGTCGTCGGGGTCGGCCGTGATCTCCACCACGTGCCACAGGTCGCGCGCCTTGGTGCACGCCGTGTACAGCGGCCCCTCGAGGTGAGTCGGGTTGCCGGCCTGTACGACGTGCCACTCAACAGCGCTGGAGCCGATGTTTTCCACCGTGGCCATCACCGCTTCGGGGATGCCGCCCGACTCGTCGACGACGGCCATCACGTAGTCGTCGTGCAGGCCGCGCAGCGTGTTGCCCTGCTGCTCGGCGGTGGCGCTCTTGCTCCAGCGGCGCGCCGACATCCACCAGGTCTGCGGGTGATCGCGCGCGAAAATGCGCTCGGCCTGCCATTCGAATGCGCTTTTGACGATGGGGCTGCGCTCGCGCCACTTGGCCATCTCGGTCCAGAGGTTGTCGCGCAGGTTTTCGCCGCTGATCGCGGTCGCGGCTATTTTCGGGTGCGGCCTCGTCAGCATGAAATTCCAACACAGCCAGGACAACAGGGCTGTTTTGCCCGGGCCGGCGCAGGCCTTGAGCGCGATCCGTGGGCGCCGGGGGAATTCGCCCAGCACGTCGTCTTGCCACGCGTCTGGCGTGACCCCGAATACCTCGCGCACGAATACCCGCGGATCGTCCCGCCAGGCCCTGACGCGGTCAGCCGCCGCCTGCACCGTCCGCGCCGCCTGCGCCGCCTGCGCCGTCTGCCGCCGACATCGACTGCAGGACCAGCTGCGACAGCGTCACCTGCCCGCCCAGCTCGACCCGCTCTCGAAAAGCTCCCACGTCGACGTGTTTGCCCAGCAGCTCGATGAGCCGCGTGCGATCGGCCAGCCGCAGCTTGCGCACCGTCACGTACGTCGGACGACCGTCGGCGTCCTCGCCGGCGCGCTCCTGCGCGGTATCGATGCCGGCCACCAGACCCGTGCGCCAGGCCTCGGGCCACTCGTGCACCGGGCGCAGATCGCCGCTGCTGCTGTCGTACAGGTCCGCCACGTCGGCGCACACGTCCTGAGTCAGCCGGCGCAGCACCCAGTCGGCGTCAATCTGCGTGCGCTCGGCGCGTTCGGCCACGGCCACTGCAATCGCCGCCGCGACACGTGGGTTGCGCAGCAGCTCCGAGCCGATTTTGCCGGCCGTGCGCGCGCTGTAGCCACACCTGATCGCCGCCCGCGTGCCGTTGAGGTCTATCAGGTACTCGTCGGCAAACCTCGCCTGTTTGGGCGACAGCGGTCGGTCGTGCTTCGGAGGCGGCATGCGGCGATGCTCCGCCAGCCTCGCAGCGGCATGCGCACGCCTGCTGTGCGCATCAAATGACGCCTGTGCGCATCATTTGACGACGCCAGTCACCTATGACGCGCCCGCGCGCATCATGCGCCGTCAGAGCGCCTCCAGCGTCCGCACGATCCACCTACTCCCGCCCAGCCGATGCAGTTTGGCGCGCACGTGCAGCGGCAGCCGCAGGTTGACGCGCACCGATTTGCATTTCGCGCGGCGCACGTCGTCGCCCAAATGCCGCTCGCCGTGCTGGGCGCGGCTGCGCCCGTCGATGATCCCCTTGACGCCGGATTTGCTCATCCCCCATTTGCGTGCCAGCGCGCTCAACGACAGGCCGGCCGCACGGTCGGCCAGCAGCGCCTCGACCTCGGCGTCGGTCAGCCGCGCGTTGGGGTGATCCTCGCCGATCCGCAGCCCGCGGTCGTTGCGGCGGACATATCGCGGCGGGTGGCGAGCGTCTGGTTTTGTGGTGCCT